CAACAACATCAAATCCACACAAGCGACCTACGATTCCATCTGTTTCCAGAGGACTCATACGCTCGAATACTGGCGTGCCGTTGTCATCGGTCAATCCGCGAATCTGTGAAAGCAAGATTGGATTGATAACGAAACGTGCAGAGGTAGTCCAATACTGTTGTGGCAAAGCATAGATGAAGTTAATAACGTCCTTGTACTGGATGTTTGCTGCGCCAGCGGCGTTGCCATTCGTTACCAACTGATCGTAGGTAGCGATGCTAGACAATCCACTGCTAGAGCCTGTTCCGCTTGTTCCGTATGCAGCCGTAGTGGTTACACCCGGAGCGTAGGCACCGTTACCACCAGCGTACTGATTCAAGCCGCGTAGACCATTGATACCACCAGTAGCAGCGATTACGCCAGCATCGGAACTCTGATCGTCGTTCTGAATCATTGAGATGCCTTCTTGCTCACTGAACTCGACCAACATATCTGAGACTACGTTGCTTTCCAAACCATCAATGTCGTCCAGTGCAGCGGTACGCAATGGGAACTGAACATTGATATCTTGCAAAGTTAGTTGCCAGATATTGGTTGCGACTGTGGTAGCCGATCCGTTGTTCTGGATAGGATAGCCCCAAGCTGGACCAGTGTTGCCAATTTTGGCGCGGAATTGATAGGTAGAACCATCAGTTGCAACGGTGCGTGATACGCCGCGCATAGGATTAGCCAAACGCAATGCAACGAATACAGGATCATAGGCAGTACGACCGCCGACACCCGCGCCAGAACCCTGTAGGCCAGCGGCTTCTTTTAAGAAAGCGTCATACTGGGAATCGCTCTCGAACAGGCTAATTTCTTTTTCCATCCGGCTACTAGACTTCGTGAAGTCGCTCAGTTGTTCCTTAACTCTGCGGTTCACATCTTGCGAGACGGTCTTAGCTTTAGGCTGAATGATTGAAGGGATTTGAATAGATGCAACCTTAGCTTCTAGGGCTGCGACTTTCTCATCGACCTCGGCGCGTACAGCTTCCAGAGATACATTTACTTCGCTCTTGATTTCTTCGATCTTGGCGGTGTTAGCTGCTTCGATATGGTCTAGCTTCTCAATAACTTCGTTCATTTTAATTTCCTTTATTTAAGGCGTTGGGATAATGCCTTCAGCAATTCTCGCTCTTTTAGGGCTTTAAGAATTTCGTCGGCTTGCTTTGTTGCCACCGCATCAGGCTCCCCCTGAGTTGGTTGAGTGTCAAGATTTTTATGGGTGGCTTCCCGCGCATCCACTATTTTCTTGAATACCATAGATGCGGTGGTCGCATCTTTTCGCGTTAACCCTGCTTCCCGCAGAGTCTTTTCGATTACTCGAATCATTAGCTGTCCTTCAGCATTAAATGCTTCCAGCCTACTGATTTCTGAATTAGGATTATTGGGGTACATTACGACAGAGACTTCCCGCAGACCGCCTTTAGTAATTCTAAAGTAGCCGTCAGCCTCTTTGGTAGGGTTGCCTTCTTCATCGACCATCGCTGCTTCTTCAGCGAACGCGCCGACACTGACACCGCCAAACATATTGGGAGATTCTTTTAATACAGAATGAAGATCAGAGCCGCCTACAGTATTCATGTAGATTTGCCCTTTAGCTGTCATGCCTTCTTCGTCAAAAGAAAATTCGTTCCACTGACCGACAGGCATACCGCTATCGTTATGGTTTAGGAACATAGGAAGCGGCTTATCCGCTTTGGAGAATTCGTCTGCCCATTGAGCAAAGCCTTCCGGCTGATAATTAAATCGCCGACCGTCTAGCCCTTCTCTCGCACCCCAAGTGGTAGCACGAGCCTCTATAGAGCCTCTATTGCTGCTTGACTCGCTTTCGTCTAGGCTTAGTTTCGCTTCGCAAACTAGCATCAGATTTTTCATTGACTGCCCCATTATTTATAGATTGATTATTATCTTTTATTGTATGTGGCTTCTCAAGAGTAACCGCCGGAATAACTACATCCGACTTCCTTACTTGTTTAGCAAAAAAACCTAGTATCGTATCGAGGATGCTCATGTTTTTCCTATGTTCATTTTACTCGTTTGATTCCCGCCTCCACCACCTGTATCTTGTGGGCTTGTTCCATCTATCATACCACCACTTGCGTTCTGTGTTAACTGATCTCCACCAGAGACCATATCCATATTCAAATATTCTCTCGCTTCATTCGGGGTAAATATACCATTAGAGACACCAGCTACCACAAAATTCATTTGGTCTAGGGCTGCACCTTTTAAGAAGTCTTTTGTATCGAATCTGATCGAGAGGTTAGGGTAGCCCTTTAATAGATGCTGCTTTAACTTTTGCTCTATGTTGATAATCATCGGGTACATAGTTGTTTTGTAGAACTCATCCAGTAGCGTCTGCGTGTTATTGAACTTCCCGTCTGATACCCCTAGCATTTGAGGAGGTACGCCGAATAGACCGCATATCCGCTTCATAGTCTGAATCTTTAATTCGGCAGTCTGAGCGTCTTGTAGGGTTAGCATATCGACAGGCGTATATTGCATCCCCTGATCTAATAGCATCCCCTGACCTGCTTTGCTCAAGTCTGAGTTCCTGCTTCCAGTCATTGCGTTCCAAGTCTCTTTAAGGCGGCTTGCTACTTCTTTATACTTTGCGTCTGGGATAACTTGATCGGTAGTAAATATGCCGGAGGGCTTTGCGCCATTCTGCATAATGAAGTTAGCGTAAACGTCTATATCCTGATCGAGTGCGACTAACTCGGTCGCTAGGATGCCCTTGTTAAAGCCTGACGATCCCTGCCACGGTGCTTCCTTAATGTGCATCACTTGATGAGATTCTAGCGGCTGATCTTTGCTGAAGCCGTAGCTCGGAGTTGACAGACGGTATGAAGGGTAGCGCGTAGGATTCAGAATAACCGTGATGAGGGTCGAATCCAGCATATACATTTCAAGCGGGGTCGATAGACTATCCTTCTGGTCTTTTCTCCACCATAGCGTGAACGACTCGCCGCTTATGTCTTGCCACATACACCACTGATACCAGAACTCGTACTGACTCTGAAAATTATTAGGGTTCGTTAGCAATGCTAGAACTTGTTTCGCTTTAGCCTTCTCTCTATTGCCTATCTTCGGATCAGTGAGAGCATTGGTAAAAGTGCCGTCATCATTCTTAGACATTACCGCCAGAGAGCATTGGGCCAGCGACCGAGCCTTAACCCCAACGCATGACATAACAGTGGAGTTCCGCGTCAGTGCGGAAACGTCTATGACGCGACCTGCTACGGTAGTGCTGGAAGTTGTTACATAAAGTAGTTGCGAGGAGGTGGACTGCTGACCTGTTGTTGCGTAGACAACCTGATTCCCTAATTGTAATTGTCCCAGAACTGTATTAGCTTCCTTTTGTAGCGTGGCCTTACTCTTAAAAATGTCTAGTATTCCCATCGAAACCCCCACAAATTTTCTTGATCTTATCTCAAAAACTTCTGAAACCGAAGCTATTTGAGACGAAAGGATTATCTAATGCACAATGAGCCGCAATAATTAACGCGATGATACCATCTACCTTCGCCGATTTGTCAGCCTCGTTTTTCCTTACTTTTATATTAGAATTCACGTCCGTGTAAACTTCGCAATTCCCTAGCTGCCACCCGACAAAAGGATTGCCCCTGTGCGTGATCTGCTTGCTCATAATCATCCTTTCAATGAACTTAGACGGGTTATTTAATACGCCCATCCCCTGTCCTACCTTCTTTACTGGTACGCCAGCATCATGCAGCCTAGCTACAATTGAAGCGGCATTATAAGCATCATAGCCCACCTCTTTCACATCATATATCTCGCACTGCGATTTGATGTAGTCGGAGATTTCTCTATCGTCCATCACGTTCCCTTCAGTGATTTGCAATATCCCGCTGGCAATAGCAACTCTAAATATATCTTGATAGTGGTTAGGTATTAGGGCTAGACCCGCTTCCGGCAAAAAGAACTTCCACTCCGCGTCGAAGTCTGATTCCCCATATCGCTTCAAAGTGCAGACCGCGTTCAGATCTCGCGTAGCCGCAAGATCGAATCCCATAAAGACCGCTTCGGGTTCTGGTCTGGGTTCTTTAATACATATCGGGTCATCCCAGTGTTGGCGGTCGATCCACGCGGTGTTGGCAGATACAAAGACATTCAGCGTCTTGCATAGGAACTCATTGAGTGCCGCTGGTTTGTGGCTTGCTTCTTCGGCTCGTTGTTTAATAGCTTCTTCAAATACCGAAACCCCGTGCATCGGGTTAGCCTTCCCCCAAGTTGCCGGATCGTGCCAGTCATCTTGCAGGTCTAGGCCGTAGAGCAACCCAAACCATCGTGGGTTATCTACAGCGTCACCGTGCAGCATCGACTTGTACATCACCAAGTCCTCGTGGAACTTTGTGTCTTTAGTGAATGATGCTGTTGTAATATATATCCGCAGCGGGTTCTTTCTTGCCACCATCCCAGAGTGTAATACTTCGATAGTATTTCGGTCGAGTACCTGCGCGGCTTCGTCCACGATAACGCATGAAGGATTTTTCCCATCGCCCGTCTTTTTAGTATCCCGTGACAATGCTTTGAACATCGACTGCGTATCGCCCTTTCTTTTTATCTCATACTTGCTCACCACGAACTGATTAGCCATTAGAGGGTTCTCCATACTCTCTATGAAGCCTTTGGCTGCATCAAAAACGATTGTAGCTTGCTCTCTATTGGTTGCTACAGTAAAGACCTCAGAACCCTTCTCTCCGCAGACCAACTCATAAAGGGCTATCACTGCGGTGAGCGTAGACTTCCCAGACTTGCGTGGAATGAATAGTATTACATCCGTTACCATTCGCTTTTTTCTATCGCCCTTCTTCCGAAAGCCGTAGACCGCGCAGATCAGAAGTTCTTGGAATGGCGCGAGAACAATTGGTTGCCCCGCTAGTGGGCCTTTGGTATGGACAAGACGGGACGCGAATCCTAAAACGTGTTCGACATAACGAGCATCGAACTCCCATTCCCATTCTTGGTTTTCGTACTGATTAAGGAACCGCTGACAGGAAAGCCGTATGTCTGTGCATACGCTTACATCACCCCGCGCTACAGCCTTTGCGTAAAGTACACCATCTTCCCAACTCAACCTTCTGGGCCTCGCATAAAGATAGCAACTTCACTTTCCGACTCAACTTTACCTGATGCCAAGCGGCTCCGAGGAGTTAATCCTAGTTCATTCATTAGCTGAAGAATAAGCGTCATAGTCTTGTGGCGCACATTGACATAAGGGTTAACTACTACCATCGAATTATCCAGCGTAACAGTTATGCCATTCGCCAAAATGCCTTTGGTGCAGTTAATATAAGTGTCGATATGGTCTGCCAGCATCGCTAGAGCGTGTTTGTCCTGATTGTTCCCGATGCCGTAGACTTCATAAAGAAACTGAGAAGTCTCGTCTATGAATTGCGCTTTGTTCCAAGCGTCGAAGTTGTCCATCCACTCGGCTTGTGGTATTCTTTTTTTGAGTTGCTCAGGAATCGGAGCCGCTTGGATCGCTGCACGTTTGTGCGTTCCATCAATTAAATGTAGTTCGGGGGCTTTTCTGTTCATACGGCTGATTCTAAGTATTAATTCCGCTATTTGTCAAACTGGTTTCCGCTCTTTTCGG